CAGTCGTGATGTCGGAAAGAGACAGGGTAGCTTCTGTAATCGGCGCCCCATCTCCGCCTACATGATCATGGGAATCGCCATTAGTCACCCCTTTAGAGTCAACTGCCGCTCCGATTGCCGCTGGGGTCACGGGATCGGAACCACCCGAAGCATGAGTGGGGGCATGGGGAGCGGGGGCCTGCTCTCCCGTTGAGGTAATGGTTATCGTTTTTGCCGTATTGTTGGGAGTAATATTGATTCCTACTCCAGCCACCAAGTCCACATCCCCGTTGGGATTGTCCACACCATCAATAGAATACAAAGCTCCGGCTGGCGTTGATAACATCCCCCGCAAGTCGCTTACGGTCAGGGCATCCTTAGTTGCGCCTACGGCAATAGAAGCTAAGCGAACCTGTCCGGCCCCAGGGGTTCCGGAGGTGGAATAAATAAAGGTGGAATCATTCTTTAAGAAAATGTAGTAAGTTGTATTTATACTCGGTGTGGTAATGTAGAGCGTGGAGTCGTTCAGTTTTTCTGTGAGAGTACCCCCGCCCCAATCGGCTCGCCCTGGACCAATAGTAACTATTATGCGGTCATTTCCGGCGTCATAGGTTGCCGATTTCAGCCAGAAGGGTTGGTTGATTTCCTCATGGCTTAATCCGTCACCCACATTTTTGTTTGGGATTATCACTTTTACACCCCCCTTGCGAGCGTATCTGTACGCTCAATCAAAAGACTTTCTTTATCATTTTTGGCATGAGAATAAAGGACACGGGCAATCATGGTGCCGGTATCTTTCTCTGATGTGGCAGCCCCGGCAAACCAGCCAATCTCCTTTATGGTGAATGAATTTGCCTCGCCGGGAGCGATATAAACCTGAGTGGTGAGTTTTCCGGTCGTTCCCACGGTATATTTTGTCACTGCTTTGCGGAATAGCTCATTTCCTAATTTTGTATCTGAATTGGCAGGGGCAGTATCATCATTTCCCAAGGCTACATATTTTATTTTGGTGTCATTTCCGGAAAAGGCTTGAACCAGACTGTCCAGACCAATATCGGTAATTAAATTTTTGAATTTTGTTATAGAGATAATCCGACTGTCTTTAAAAACCGTAACCCGTATTTCAGTTTGCCAATAAGTTTTTTCTTTTATCTGTATTTTCATTTTCACCTCAGCAAAGCGTCATGGGGAATATAGATGTCCCCAAAATCGGGCAGGCATAAACCGTCACGTCGGTAACTTCAGTCCAGTCCCAAGTTTCTTCTATTTGTACCGGGATAATGAGAATCTCCGAGGAGCTGACCTCGGTTGGCCCCAGATTTCTCATTGCCGCTAACATGTTGAAGAATTTTGCCCAGCTTCCCCGTTCCGGCCCTTCAGCGGCAGTTATGTCGTAGTAAATAATATTTTCTTCCTCCCGGATAGATACGCTTTCGATCAGCATTTCCACATTGTTCAGGCCATATTTGGGCAAGTTGACAGTTAAAAGCTGGCCGGGGGCCAATCCCTTTTTCCGTGTGGTGAATTTTAAATGGCGGCCCTGGACGGCATATTTTGTCAGGAGCATCGAGGCGGTCTGGAAGGCGGCGTCCATATCTTGAGTGCCCGGCTCATTTTCTACATCTTCTACGATACCGGTGCCTACGCCTTCGATAATCTGCTGTTCCTCTATGGCAAAGAAGTCTGTGGAAACCACCACGGCGTCATATTGGCCAACATAGGTAATTTCTAATGTGTCATCTACAGTGAGAACCGTGCCCTCGGAATCTTGAGTGATGACGGGATCGCCCTTTGACCAATACCAGTCCTTGCCAGTATCTAACCCCTTAATCCCCACGGTCTTTTCTACTGTATTGACCTTGATCGTGGGCACCAAAGCTAAGGGGTAGCCCATGGCGAAAGAACGGGTATTCCCATCACCTTTTCTGGTCTCAACCTGAGGGCTGGTCTGTTCTTTTATACCGGTGATAATCTGCTTATTCCGGTATTTGGGATTGCCGTGCTCTAAAGTAATAGTATTCTCATCCATATCTGAGCCGGTAGCTGTCCAGGGAGCGGCATAAGCGGTAAAAGCTCGGAAATGGAGCTTTTTATCTAAATCAATATACCACCAGAAATTACCGGACCTCTCTGCTAACTGGCCGAGAACCTGGGAAATAGGAATGTAATTAAAGACTGCATTGATAATTGTGGGCCCTTCCTCTATTGTCCCCGCAGAAATTCCCTCGTCGGCAAGATAGGTAGTGATTAAATCATTGACAATATATCCGGCAGTACGGTTGAAATATGCCTTAGCCGCAACCCTCTTATCAGCGAGATAGTGATTATCGGCACAGGAAATGGAGTGAATTTTTTTAGTGTCGCTGATAACTTTCTCGGTGGCACTGTCAATAAATCCTGTAAATAATTTTTCATTATCCTTATTTTTTATTTGAACCGATTGGCCCCGCTGGAATACTTTAGCGCCCTCATCATCACGGACGGCAAAGCGAGCCACGGAACGTTCTTGAATTCTGTCCTCTATTGTGAAATTACCTACAAGCGTTTCTACTCTCTGACCGGAAACAGTAACAAGGATGGCACCTTCAATCCAGAAGATTAAATTAGCGCTAAGCGTAGCAAGGGCACTTAATGAAGCAACCCCCAAGAGAACCAAAACACCGGAGGCCTCTAAAGAAGCAAGCGCCTGTAATACTCCCTGTCCTGTTCCTATTAAGGCGCCAGTAGGGGAAAGGGTGGCGAGGGCCTCCAGAGTTGAGGCGCCATATTTGCCGATTACCCCTATTGAGGTTAAATCGGCTATGGCCGTTAAAGGAGCAAGGCCGGCATATATCCCCTGTCCCTGGGTAACAATTAGGGCTTGAGCACTTAGGGGAGATATACCGGCATATATTCCGGCACCAATAGTCGAGAGAGTAGCGGTGGCCTGAAGATTAGCCTGGCCATAAATGCCAATCTCTGCTAATCTGTTATATGCAGTTTTGTTATATGCCGAGCGGTTATACATTTAGCCCAAGAACATTAAGAGCATAGCGCCAAGATTGAAGGTCTCCAGCGCTCCAGCGGAGGAGAAAGCGGGTTCGTTAGCTGTTGCATTGCGCACAAAAATGGTGTCTAAATATCCATATTGTCCACTTTGACAATTAGCGCGGAAAACTATAAGGCCACTGGTAAAACTACTATTAGTGGCCGAGAGAAGGTTGGCATCATTGAGCCAGGCCTTGAGGGAACTACCCACCAATTTAAAGATGACGGAATAGTAAGTATTGGCAGAATAAGTAAAGTTAGTGCCAGTTAAGGATACCCAGTTACTACCATTCCAATATTGTATTGACCAGCGTTGAGTAGTAGTGGGGTCGGCGGGCCTTATATCTGAGTTACAGCCAGCATTCCATGATGTATTTGCCCTCACAGCGGCCGCAATTACATTAGGCCATGAAGTTACATTAGATAATTTAGCCTTATAATGGATGGCTAAGTTATTAGGGGGCGTAATGTTGGCTTTTATAATGTTGTCTCCACCCGCTCCAGTATGTTTTATTTCCCCGCTACTTATTTCCCAAGTTCCCGAAATTACAGTCCACTTACTCAAATCCCCCGAAGCATCCTCAAAGAAAAGGAAGGCATTACTTCCATTTGAAGCATTTGTGGCTGAAGCATTCCCAAAATAGCAATAGATATCTTTCTGGCTTAAATCTCCAGGAACCTCTACCCACACTTTTGCTAATCTGTTTGGTGATGTCCCAGAGACGCTTTCTACCCAAAAATCAAGAAGAGTTGAACCATCAGAAGCAGTAAAGCGTAAGTCTCCTCCCTGGTTTTCCCCAGAGGGAAAAATTGCGGATTTGCCTTCAAGGTGAAGATTATACCCAGAGGCCCCAGAAGATTCACCAATTAAGAATGGAACCTGATAATATCTTTTAGCTCTCCAAGTTACCGTGCCATCTGTAACCGTAGATTGGTCTGTGGTAGGCCAGGTAGGTTCAGAACTGCCAGAAGTCCCGGCAGTTTCGCATTGATACCAGAATCCATTAGGAGTAGTTGGCCGAACTACGGCGCCAAGAGAATATGCAGTAGAGGCCTGCCAAGTGGCTTGGTCAGATGAAGCAGAATTGGTTATTTTCTTTCTGTAAGTCCAACCGCTCAGCCAGCCCATTATAAATTTTGCCCCGCAATATAGCCATCATAATTCCCAGAGGAAGTGCAACGGAAGACGAAACAGTCTTTTTTGCTACCCCCAGTTGAAAGGGTGGGTGCGGTTCCTCCTACCCATTTAATCGTTGTAAACCAAGTGCAAGTCCTTCCCCCTGTGGCGTCTTGAACAATTTCTATACTGAATATCTGTCCCACAGAGACATTTGAGAGTGCAATGGTAATATTCCCCGCCGGCATTTGGATGGAATGGATATTACTATTTGACAGGTCAAGCGTGGCCGTCCCTCCGGCGGAGGGGGTATAAGAGCTTACATTAGGAGTAGAACCCTGAACTGTCGGTTTCGTGAGCGTCTTATTCGTCAGTGTCTGGGTATCGGTAGTTCCTACAATGGTTCCGGTAGGAGCGTCCTTGCCATCCACCTTATCGGAATCGCTAACCTGCGAGGTAATATCAGTTCCGGGATGCGTATGAGCCAGTATCGCCAATGTTTCGGCCAGAGTTTTCTTTACCCAGGCTCC